ACCCTCGTCGTTTTTTTAAGTGTCCCCTATCCACCGCAAAGGGGGACAGGTTGACAAGCGGAGGGGACAAGATGACCGTCCGCGCCCTCGCCGCAGCCTTGGGAATGTCCCCGAACGGGACGCACAAGTGCATTCAGCGCGGGATGCCCATCGATTCCGTCGAGGCCGCGCAGGCGTGGCGACAAAGGAACGGAAGGAGCAAGCTCACCAGCCCAGCCAAAGTCACCGCCGCCGTTGCCATCGCCTCCGCGATCACCGCCCCGGCGCAGCCGCCCGAAGTCATCGACGCCATGAACCGCCGCGCCGAGGAAGCGGTCGAGGAACCCGTTAAACAGCACACCGACACGGACAACTGCCGGGAGGCGCTAAACGAGCAACGCCAGCTTCGCAAGCACGCCGCCGCTCAAGTCGCCCGCTTGCACCACTCCGGGGACATCGAAGCCTCGCGCCGTTGGGCGCAGACGCATCAGCAATACCTTTCCAAGCAAGTCACCTACGAGCGCCAACTCCGCGACTTGATGGAGCGCGACCGCCGCACGATGCAGGTCGAGGACGCCGAGCGCACCTTCCGCACCGTCCTGCAAGACGTTCGCACCATCGCCGCCGCCATGCCTGCGGCCCTCGCCGCCAAGGTCAACCCGCAAGACCCCGTCCTCGCGCAGAAGCTCTTGGAGGAATGGCGCGACAAGACCCTCTTCAAAGCCCTTTATGAAAACAAAGACCCTGCCGCTTGAAACCCTAATCCCCTACGCGGGCAACCCGCGCAAGAATGACCACGCCGTCGAGCAAGTCGCCGCCGCCATCAAACGCTTCGGCTTCCGAGTTCCGGTCTTGGCAAAGAGCGATGGCACGATCATCGACGGCCACCTGCGCGTCAAAGCCGCGAAGCATTTGGGCATGAAGGAAGTCCCGGTTGTCCTCTGCGACGATTTAAGCGAGGCCGACATCAAGGCGCTGCGCATCTCGATCAATCGCATGGCGGAACTGGCGGATTGGGACAAACCCTTGCTCGCCGCCGAACTGCAGGGCTTGGCTGATATGGGCGTCCCGCTTGAGGCGAGCGGCTTTGGCGATGCCGATCTCGCAAGCCTACTTGCCGAGACGAAAGAACCGGACGCGCCGGAGGATTTCCCGGAAGTAGGGGAAGGCATAGAGACAGAGTTTAAGTGTCCGCGCTGCGGCTACGAGTGGAGCGGTCAACCGCGATGACCAAAAGACGAGACAAGGGGGGGGGCAAGAAGGCTGCACATCCCCGACAATTTACCTTGCCCGACAATTATGGCGGGCGGAGTCGGATCAGTAAACACAAGCCAATACACGATCGAAAAAACTAATATGAACGACTCGCAACTAAAGCCACCCTATCGCGTCCCATCGATGACGGAGATTGCCGCGATCCCGTGGAACGGATTTACAGCGGCATCGACCTTTAGCGGGTGCGGCGGGTCTTCCCTCGGCTACCGCATGGCGGGCTTTCGCGTCCTCTATGCCAATGAGTTTATCCCGGCAGCGCAAGACAGCTACCGCGCTAACGCCGCCGACTACACCTTTCTCGATACGCGCGACATCCGCACAGTGCAGCCGCATGATATTCTTGAAAAGATCGGCCTCGCTCCCGGCGAGCTTGATCTATTCGACGGCTCGCCGCCTTGCGCGTCTTTCTCGACGGCGGGAAAGCGCGAAGCGGGGTGGGGCAAGGTCAAGAAATACAGCGACAGCGAGCAACGCACGGACGATCTTTTCTTTGAGTTCGCCCGCCTCTTGCGCGGCTTACAGCCAAAAACTTTTGTCGCGGAAAACGTTAGCGGCCTCGTCAAAGGAACGGCCAAGGGCTACTTCCTCGAAATCCTCCGCGAGCTAAAGTCTTGCGGCTACAAAGTTGCGTGCAAGGTTCTCGACGCGCAATGGCTTGGCGTCCCGCAGGCGCGGCAGCGGACAATCTTTGTCGGCGTGCGTAATAACTTGCCTGCAGAACCAGCACACCCTGTTCCGCTTCCTCACAGATACACAATTAAAGACGCGCTTCCGTGGATAGTCAGCGCAGAAGAAGACACAGGTGGCGCATGGGGCGCAGGAGATGTAACGCATCGACCAAGCCCGACAATTCGCGCTGGCGGGGTCGGGCACCTATATGTCGAAGCCGAGGCCGACATCAGTAAGTATTGCACTGGAAAAGAATGGGGCTCACTCAAAGAAGGGGAGCAGTCAGACAAATACTTTAACTTGGTCCGAGCAGACCGGGACAAGCCTTCGCCAACTATTTGCGCATCGCACGGGAGTCCTGGCATCGCTTCAGTTACGCACCCGACTGAGCGCAGAAAGTTTTCTATCGCAGAACTAAAACGCATCTGCGGCTTCCCGGATGACTTCAAGCTCACCGGAACCTACGCACAACAATGGGAACGATGCGGTCGCTCTGTTCCGCCCGTTATGATGTCGCATATCGCCGCAACTGTGCGCGATTCAATCCTTAAGAAAATATGTGCGGAATAGCCGGAACCTTTGGCGGATCGCAGGCAGAGGTAGAGGCCATGATGCGCCGCATAGCCCACCGGGGGCCAGACGGCTCTGGGGTCTATGCCACAGGGGGAGCTATACACGGACACGTTAGGCTTGCTCTTCTCGATTTATCAGAAGCATCGGCACAGCCGTTTTTGCGAGGAGCAACGTGCCTTTCTTTTAACGGGGAAATATGGAATTTCCAAGAGCTACGAAAACAACTGGAAGCGCAAGACCAAGTATTTCGCACGACAGGTGACACGGAAGTTCTGGCGGCAGCCCTGCAAGCTCTTGGCCTTGAAAAAGGAGTGCAGACTTTAGACGGAATGTTTGCTTTTGCATGGACTGACGCAAACAACGTGAGTTGGTTAGTGCGGGATGCGTTCGGCAAAATCCCCCTGTATATCGCAAAGCGCGGATCGTGCTATTATTGGGCCAGCGAACGGAAGGCTTTTGCTAAAGGCCTCCAGCCTATTGCGGTGCCGCCGGGTCATGCGTTTTGTTTGAATAGCGGCCAGTGGCTGAAATGGTATTCGCTGCCCCCCGCTACAGAAACAACGCCCCTACAAGTCTTGCAGCAGCTACGGGACGGAATCAGAAAACGGCTTACAGCAGATGCCCCGGTGTGCTGTCTCATATCAGGCGGGCTTGATAGTAGTTTGATTCTCGCGCTGGCAAAAGAAGCTGCGCCATCTGTAACTGCATTTACTGCTGTCTTCCAAAAAGACTCTGAAGACGCACAAAGCGCGCGGCGTCTGTGTTCTGATTTGCAGGTGCCGCTTGTAGAAGTTCCTATTGTCTGCGCCCCGGAATCTATCGCTAAAGCAATTTGCAGCATTGAAATTGCATCAAAGGCGCAAATAGAAATTGCTGTCTTGTGCCTTCCGCTCGCCGCCGCAATCGCAGAGCGCGGGTTCAAAGCATGTCTGTCTGGCGAGGCAGCAGATGAATTGTTCGGCGGCTATGGGAATTTTTGCATTAAAGCCGCATCTGCAACAGAAGCACAAATCAAACAACTTCGGCTTGATAGTCTTGCCAAAATGTCTCGCGGCAATTTTGTGCGATGCAACAAGGCTTTTATGGCGGCAGGCGTCGAGTGTCGTTTGCCCTTCATGGAGCAAGCATTAATCGAATCAGTCATTCAACTGGGCAAGCAACAGTCGCCCCCCGGCAAGGTTTTGCTAAAGCAGGCGGCAGAAAGGGTGCTACCTCGGTGGATTGTGAAAAGGAACAAAGACACATTCCAAGGCGGCAGCGGGATCAGTGCTGCTATTTCCCGGCAAATTGCAAACCCGGTCAAGTTTTACAACACAGAACTCAAAAAACAATACGGCTACTTGCCGAAAGACTAACTATGATTATTCCACGCGATTGGACATTTAAGACATCAGACGTTGCCGGGGCTTTTGACCGCCATGTGCGCGAGCAGCTTCCTTGGTATGATCTAACGACAGGCGTTGTCGCTCACGTGGCGCGGCACTACATCCCGGAAGGCGGGCGGGTCTATGATATAGGCGCAAGCACGGGCAACATCGGCATAGCCCTTGCCGATACGCTCGGCGCGCGGCAAGCCGAGTTTATCCCGATAGACAACTCCGCAGCAATGGCCGACATCTATTGCGGCCCTGGCGAGCTTATCGTCGCGGACGCTGCAGCTTTCGACTATCAGCCCTTTGACCTCGCTGTCTTGTTCCTCTGTCTAATGTTTGTCCCGCCCGCCAAGCGTGCGGACTTTATCGCGGGGCTGCGTGAGCAGCTACGTCCGGGCGGGGCGATCATCGTCTTTGATAAGTGCGAGCCTGCGAGCGGCTACGTTGCCACGGTTCTCTGGCGTTTAGCATTAGCCGGGAAGGCGGCAGCGGGGGTCGAGGCTAAGGAGATACTTGCCAAGGAGCTTTCCCTCGGCGGCGTGCAGCGACCTATCTCCCCGCGCGAGCTTGATCCGGCGACCGAGATATTCCGCTTTGGGGACTTCGCCGGATGGGTCATCGAAAAATGACGCTGGCCCAGCAACTTGACCGCAGCCTGCGCGATGTCTTCGCCCCCATCGACAACCGCGAAGTCTGGGAATGGGCCGAAGATGAGATCGTCTTAACCCGCCGCCAGACCGAAACGCCGGGGCCGTATTCGACCCTGCTCACGCCCTACGTCCGCGAGCCGCATAATGCCTTTGCCGATCCTGCTGTGACCGACCTCTGCTTGTGCTTCGGGTCGCAGACGAGCAAGACCACGGCCATGATGATCGGCACGGCATGGCGCATGGTGAATAACCCCGTGCCGACAATCTGGGTCATGCCTTCGGAACACTTGGCCCGGAGCTTTAGCGAGAACCGCTGGCAACCAATGGTCGATGACTGCGACAAGCTGCGCGCCCTTAAGCCGAGCAACGTGCATCGCTTCAAGACCCTTGAGCAGCAATTCCGAGACTGCACGCTGACCTTTATCGGATCGAACAGCCCCGCGAACCTTGCCTCGCGCCCTGCGGGTCTTTTGGTCATGGACGAAACAGACAAGTTTGCCATGCCGAGCGAGCGCGAAGCCGGGGCCGTGGCCTTGGCCGAGAACCGCACCAAGAGTTACACCAATGCCCTGCGCGTAAAGTCCTCGACCCCGACCACCCCGGAGGGGGAAATCTGGGTTGCCTTCCAGCAAGGCGACCAGCGTTTCTATTTTGTCCCGTGTCCGCATTGCGGGGCCATGCAACGCCTGCTTTGGGGGCAAGTAAAGTGGGACAACGCCGCGCGCGGAGAAGAC